CTCCTCTTACAACTTGACATCTACATCTGGCATGTAGTGACATTGGCTGTCTTTCCAATTCTACCATTATATTATGTTGTTCTAATATTTCTCTATCTTTAGGGTCTGCTGTACTTAATTCTCCATGTTCTGCCTCAAATCTTTCACAATATTCACATACCCTAGAATCTCCTCTAGTGACAAAAGTTAATTTTATTTCCTGTTCTACCTGTTCTGATAAAGCCTCTCCTACTTGTTCAGGAGTAATACCTGACTGTTCTATATTTACGGTACTGCTAATAAATCTTCCCTCAATAGATATTTTACCATTAGCCTCTTTAATCTCTGCTACAGATTTACCAAGTTTTCTGGCTATTGGTTCTGCCACCCTCTCTGTTAAATGTTCTCGTATTTGTCCAAAAGCACTCTTTAAATCTGCCTTACTAATATTAAAACTAATTTTAAACTTCATTAAGGTATCACAAATGCTTCTCTGCGATTTATTACACATTGCTCTATGTCTTCCTTCCACGCCTTAATCATATCTCCCCAAGACATTGAGTTACCACCAACTGGTAATCTATCCATTCTGAAACTTGTTGTGAGAAGGTCTATAGCTGTGAGTTTTACACATATGTCTTCTATGTCATTAGGTATAGTTGTGTCTCCTGAAAATTTTTCTCCACCATATCTGTAAGAAATTCTAACCCTGTTTTTTCTTAAAATTGAAAATATGAATCCTCTAAGATATAATCTTCCATATTGATAATCCATATCATACCATTGAGAATTAGTCAAAATGTTTTCATATGTGGCTGAAGCACCCTGCCATATTTCTATCTTGTCTCCCTCATTAACGTCAAAATCATAAATATTTCTATGTTGTAGCCATAATGGAGTACCCCATCCGAACGTATAAAGTAATGGTAAATCATGTCTTTCATTGTATATTTTTATTGATCTCCAAGCATGACCAATTCTTCGATCAATCTCATCCTCTTTCCTGTTGATTATTTTTTCAACCTGAGTCTTATTAGGAGTTGTTGTTGCTGTAATAGGAACTCTTAAAAAATCAGATACGTCTTCTACACTGCAATAGGTTGTAGCCATATATAACGATAAACTTATTCGTATTTAAATTTGATTACTTAAAGACTACTGTTATTTCTGCGCTTCCAGTACAATGTGCGTATATACCATCTTCAAATCTTCTGTTTATACCTACATATGTTCCTTGTGCTGCAGTGAATATAGTAAATTCTGCTGATCCACTTGTGTCAGTTCCGTTTTTGAATATAACCTTGTCAGAACCAGAACCCACTTTTGAGACATAAACATTCACCAGAACACCATGACCTCCTTTTATAAGTGTGTTTGAGTTGAATGATACTACATTGTGATTGAGTTCTACCATATACATTAAATATATTGATACCTTATAAACTTTGTTAATGTTTTAGAAAAAAAAAGTGGCTTTCTTGGACTCTAGTAGCCTATGACTAGAAATTCGAATACTTTAGATGCACACGCTGAGCTTGTGTTTGGTGTCTCGGTAAATGGTGTTGTTGCAGAACCACCTACATCGTAGAGCTTAATCTTCTCGTTTGCCTTGTCATATACTACTTCTCTTAATGAGTTTGTATAAGTTGGTATTACAGCAACGAGTGTGGATATTCTGCTCTCTTTAAGATCAGCCGACACTCCTCCTGTCGCATAGTTATCGCCACTACCGAAGGTAACTTTGATAGCATATACTCGCAGCTTTGAAACCAAAGCAGCTTGCCATGAGAGTGTTTTTCTCACGTTTGCACTTGTCCAATCGGATGTACTGATTGTTAATGCCATAGATATTAGAAATATCCAAGACTTATAAAGATTATTGCCACCATTTGCCTAATAGGTGTATTCCTGTGATTGATTCAATTAGAATACTTCCAAATAGGAATATGAGTATCAAATCTCTTGCCTTTGATAGCTTATCGGCATGATATAGTTGTACCATAATTTGAGGTTTTATCTATGCTTATAAAGATTATCGCCAATTATCCCTACTGTTACATTGAGGACATTTCAAAATACCTTTATGAAAACCACAATCTTCACATTTTAATGATACCTTGAAATAATCTTTATTGTTAGACTTTTTCAGGAGAAGTAATAACAGCCCTCCGAAAACTAAACCAACTATAATGTATACTAACATTATTAATATAATATATCCTTGTTAATAAGTTTAAAAAAAAAATGGTGGATATAAACTCTAAAGTTTAATATCTCTAATTTTGCCCTGTGACTTGAAGTGTCTACAGACTGTCTCGCCCATAGTCCTGAATACACCTTTCTCAACAAATGCGTTGTTGACAAATGGATATGCTGGACTTCTTCGAGTTGCCTCGTAGTATTCTGTTGGGATTGCGATCTGGATTCCTATTCTTGGATAACCATATCCTTCTGCATCAGATGTATCAAATGCGAATAATCTTCCGATTTCACTGGCATCGCCAGAGTCGCTTGGTGCATCCTTGCTTGGAATGAATGGAATTCCATATATGGAGTCCACATGTATACCAACACCAGTACCTTTGAAGGTCTGGATTCCGTTTACATCAATCTGTACTAAGCTTTCACCGTATGGGTTTGGAATACGGACTGAAGGCATGTATAGACCTTGTATTTCGGAGTATACTTCGTGAGAGCCTAAGAATACGTTAGGGTCTTTACCTGCAGCGATACGAATCTTTCTAAGGAAAGTTCGTAGAGTGTCGTCAGTTAAAACTCCGTTTGTACCGATAGTGCCTGATGCACTTTCAACTGTACAATCGAATGCTGAACTGCTGTCTCTGTCAATGGTTGCGTTGGCAGCCCAAGGATCATACTCCCCACTACCACTTCCACCTAATGCAGTTTCTTCTGCGTTAGATGAAACTATTCTATCAAGTGACTCAAAGTCGGTTGTACCACCGTATGCACCTGAAGAAACGTTTCCTTCAACATCTGCTAAAAGCATCCTATTTAGAAACTCTTTGTGTTGTACTGCCATGTATAATCTGAGTGAGCCTAAGCCTCCCCAAATATCATCCTTGCTGTGTGTAGCCAGCCATTCCATAACTTCTGATGCACTGAAAGGCAGTTGTGCTGTCTTTGGTCGAACATCAATTTCTTGGAGTGTTGGTTTTACAGTTTCAGCAATGTTACCACCCTCTGCTGTACCACCTAAAGCAGTGTTGCCTTGGTTAGTATTTAGAGTTGGCTTTGCAGTAATAACCCTCCATCCTGATTTATCCCAAGGGTACTTGGGTAGGATTCCGAAGGCGTTAGCTTCTAAGTTAAGTTGCGCCCATGCATAAGCACCAAAAATAGCGTTAAAAACGCCAGCAGTTGATGTGGTTGCAGGAGCATCTGCTTTTCTTAGTAAGTTTCTGTTATATCCGTAGTACAGTGCTTCTAACTCGTCAATAGTCTTTATCTGAACCATTAGTATCTACCTACCTCTTGTGCTGATGGTGTGTAGTATTTACCTTTCAGTATGTTTTGAGCTACTGTTGAAAGTGACTCAAAGCCTGCTTCTCTAGCATCTTTCAGTATTGGACTGAGGTCTGATGCAGATTTGTCTACTGTTTCCAAGGCTGCGTTTGGTCTTGGGGTTTCAGTGGTAAATGTGTGTTCAGATTTTGAAACTAATTCAGATTTGCCTATAGCACCCTGAATTGACAGTTTTGCTTGATCATTGGTTGTTTCTGCGCCATCATCATCCAGTTTGGCTTGTTTGCCTTGTGGATAAGGTTCTTCAGGAACTTTTACTGAAGCGCCAACATCGTCTCCACCTTGATTACCTTTTGGGTTCAAAGCCAAGTCTGTTGGTTTTTCAAGTGCTTTCACTCTGGTATTAATAGAGGTGACAGCATCAATGATACTTTTTTGGGAGTCAACTACTGTGCTTAATTGCTCAGAGATGTCTCCGAATGTCGATTTGACTGCTTCTACGAATGACTTTTCAGAGTCTTCACGTTCTTGTGATTCTTCTGATTCGTCTTCTTTTGCTTCTGTTTCTTTCTCTTCGTCATTAGAGCTTTCTTCGAATTTTGGTTTTTCTTCGTCTGCCATAATGTTATTATTTCTTTATAAGTGTAGTTTATATAGATTTTGGTGTTTTTTCCTTCTCTTTCACAGGTGTAATTTGTGTGCTTTCTCCACTTCCTTGAACACTCGCATGATCATGTCCTAAGCCTCTTTGACCTGCACCAAACTGACCTTCTTCTACTTTTTTCAAGTCTGCCTTTAAATATTCTAAAAATGCCTTTTTTTGTTGGTGTTTTCCCTCTCTATCTAGTTTACTTTCATCTGTTACGTTCTTTGGTACTCCTGCAGGTGTATTATCTCCTGTATTAGCATGGTGT